CCACCACCACCAACTGTTCCACCACCACCTGCACCACCTGCAATAACTAAATATTCAAGTGAGGTTGTTTGTGAGGCTGTTGAAAGAGTACCACTTGAATTAAATGTTGTTACGATTTCAGCTTGTCCAGTATCCTTTGGTACATTACCTTTGCCTATTATTCCACCATTAAAATTAGCCATATTATTTTCCTTATTAAGTCCAGCTGTTTGCTACTACAGCATCATAAACAGCGTTCATACTCCATATACCAGAAGTGTTATTTAAAGTTTTGGGTTGTTTAATAATAACAACACCAGACCCGCCTGTGCCACCACCACCGCCGCCGCCATTACCTCCACCACCACCACCGCCACCAGTGTTGGCAGTTCCTGCTATACCATAACCTTGTGCATTAGTTGTATATCCGTCTGCTGTATTACCCCAGCCTTGTCCGCCGCCGCCAGAGCCACCACTGCCTCCAGTATAATTTCCAGCCGAGTTCCAAGTACCACCTCCACCTCCACCAGCTCTTGTAACTGATGAACCTGAAATTGATGATGCTAGTCCAGCGCCTCCTGCACCTTCTGAAGCACTATTAGTTGTGTTACCACCATTAACGCCAACAGCACCTTTTCCGCCGCCACCTGCACCATTACCATAAGTATCTCCAGAACCTGTACCGCCAGCGTTGCCTTGACCTGAAGTTCCTGCAGCACCACCTGAGCCTCCTCCGATCCATTCTCCACCACCAGAACCCCCAACTCGTCCTGACTTTAATGATTCAGTACTGGGGCCTCCGCCACCACCCCCTCCAAGAGAGGTTATAGAAGAAAATACAGAATCACTACCATTATTACCAGCATCAGGATTTGCACTACCTGCTACTGCGGCACCACCAGCACCTACAGTAATTGAATAACTTGTTGATGCTGAAACAGAGAAATCACTAGCTGCCCTATAACCACCAGCCCCTCCTCCACCAGCTATTTCACCGCCACCAGAAGCACCACCAGCAATAACTAAATATTCAAGTGAGGTTGTTTCAGAAGCTGTTGTAAGGGTACCACTTGAATTGAATGTTGTTACGATTTCAGCTTGTCCAGTTTCTGGCACATTATATGCACCTACTATTCCACCATTAGAATCAGCCATATTTATACCTCATTCCAAGCTAATCCACTAGCATCCCACTCGTAATCGGTTGATTCAGTTTTACCTAACCATTTTTGATTATCTTCATCCCATGAAATTAGGACAGGGAGGCTACTTATTTCTATAACATTAGGATAAGTTACAGGTGCTTGCCAATCATCATCAGAATCTAAAGACCATGATGCGTAAGGTTTTGGAGCTATGAATTTATTTTTTGATGAATCGTAAGTATATCCCTTGCCTGCATATTGTTTTCTAAAATTATTATTATAAGAACATTGCTTCCAAGCTACTCCACCTGTTCCATAAGGAACAATAGTTGTAACAAAAGTTTCTGCACCTGCGTGTAAATCTCCACCGTTGGCATCTACATCTGTATTAGATACTACGATTACTCGTAATACTTCGTTGCTTGAATTAAGTTCTGCAAAGTGTGCCATAATTAAATACCCCCTTATGCATCATCTATTATTTCATAAGATACAAACAAATCTAAGTCACTTGCTGCACTTGCTCCACCTTTAAGTATATCACCTTCCATAAGATATATTGATGAATTCTTATCTATTACTACTAATGTTGCATCTGCTGGTACAGATATTGTTTTAGCTATATAAATAGTAGCATCTGCACCTGTAGTTGTAACTCCTGAAGCACCTGAACCCATACCATCAACATATAAGTTTAATGTTGCTGAATTTGTTCCATCTACATTACTACATATAATGCTATTTATTTTTAGTATTTTGTCTGCGTCTACTGTCAATAATGTAGCTGTCAGCGTGCTAGATAAATTCCAACCTGCATTTCCTGCTTTTATACTTGTGACTGAGACTATGTTTGGATTTGCCATTTTCTATTTCTCCTTTTTTCTTTTATCCGAAAACCATAGCCATTGCTATCGCCTTTCCTGTGGACGCTTTTGTGTCCATTTGTGTTTGTACTGCTGATGTAACTCCATCAACGTAATTTAATTCTGCTGCTGTTGATGTGACATTTGTTCCACCTATATCTAGTGTAGTCATTGAGACTTCACCAGCTACTGTTAATCCTGTAAGAGTACCTACACTTGTAATTGCTGTTTGTGCCGCTTGTGTTACAGTCAAAGCTGTACCACTTGTATTACCAGTTACGTTTCCTGTTAAATTAGCTGTAACTGTCCCTAAAGTTAAATTAGTTGCATTCGGTATATGAGTAGCTAATATAACATTATCAGGTAACATAGTTGCTGTTAAAACGTTATCTGGTATCTTAGCTGCTGTGACTGCGTTGTCTGCTATTTTAGCAGTAGTTATTGCACTAGCTTTTAAATGAGCTGTATCAATCGTATCATCTGTTGGTACATTCACATCAGTTTGTGTGAATATCATTATCTCAATAGCCGTTCCATTTGGTGGTGCCGCTGAGAATGTTAATGTTGTACCTGATGTACTATATGTATTTTTATGTTGATATACACCATCAATAAATACTTGAGTGTTATTTTCGCTTACTGGAGAAGTCCCCATTGTAAACTGAGTTTCGAGACCATCTCCTGAGGCGCTAGTTTGATTTAAATTAGATCCGCTTACTGCTGAAGCTACACTATACGCTATAATACCACGTCCATTTACTGGAGCAGTACCAAATGTAAGTGTTGTACCACTTACGCTATAAGCATCTTGATCTTGGAAAACACCTTCGATAAATACTAATAAATTGTTTTCACTTATTCCCGATTGAGATAGTGTAAAAGTGACATCTAAACCATCGCCAGTAAAAGCATCTCTTGTGAAAGTGTTTGAACCACCCCCACCGATATCGCCCCAACTGTCAGTATAACCCTCGAACTTGGAAGTTGTAGTATTATATCTAAACATTCCAGCAGCTGCTGAAGGTCTTTGCGCAGTCGTTCCATCTGGCATTCTAATTGCCCCTGTACCGCTGAGTACAAGGTTGTCGGCTATTTGGTCACCTGTAATTTGATTGTCGTCTATATGTTGAGTTAAAATTGCATTATTCGCAATATCTGCTGTCACTATCGTACCATTAACAATTTTGGCTGAAGTGACGGAATTATCGGCTAATTCTGTTACGGTCACACTTCCAGCAACTATAGAGGCTGTAACTACAGCGTTTGCCGCAAGTTCGTCTGCTCCAACAGCATCATCTGCCAAATGCTCATTATCGATGGAAGCTGCTGCGTAATGTTCACTGTTGATAGCGTCATCTGCTATCTTAGCTCCTGTAATAGCATCTGCTGCTATATACCCAGAAGCTATTGCTGTTCCTTGCCATACTCCAGTTCCGATTGTGCCTACAGTAACTAAGTTAGCTGTACTTGTAATAGAGGCTTGTGTTCCTCCTGTTACAGTTGCTGCTGTTCCTGAAGCATTTCCTGTTACATTACCTGTTAATCCACCAACAAAAGCTGTTGAAGTTATACTAGTTGCACCTGTAACTACTCCTGCATCTATACTAATCGTGCCATCTAATAAAATAGCTGAACCTGTAGCAGGTTCTATATTAATAGCTGCTCCAGAATCTAAAGTTAGTACTCCTGCTGAATCAATGTCTACTGTACCATCGGCAGTTATTTGAATATTAGCTGCTGCTGCTGCAGCGTCTGTAGTTACTATACTAAGTGTTCCATTAGTTCCTGCTGTCAATACGGCTGTATCACTAGCAGAACCTGTCATAGTAATTATTTTACCATCTACAGCAACATCATCTACTGTTAAGGCTTTGTGCTGCTTGTGTTACAGTCAAAGCTGTACCACTTGCATTACCTGTAACATTACCTGTTAATCCACCAACAAACGCCGTAGAAGTAATACTAGTTGCACCAGTTACTACTCCTGCATCTACATTGATTGTTCCATCTAAAACGATAGCAGAACCTGCTGCAGGTGTAAGATTTAAAGCACCAGAGTTTGCTGTAATAGTATTACCATTAATACCAAGATTATCTACTGTTAAGGCTGTAAGAGTTCCAAGACTTGTTATATTCGATTGAGCTGCAGTTGTTACTGTAGCTGCTGTACCTGAAGTGTTTCCTGTAACATTACCTGTCAATGCTCCTACAAAGGCAGTTGAAGTAACACTTGTTGCTCCTGTAACTACTCCTGCATCTACATTTATTGTTCCGTCTAAAACTATGGCTGATCCTGCAGCAGGTGTTAGATTTAAAGCACCTGAGTTTGCTGTTATAGTATTACCATTAACACCAAGATTATCAACTGTTAAGGCTGTTAATGTGCCTAAACTTGTTATGTTAGATTGTGCTGCTGTTGTTACTGTAGCTGCTGTACCTGAAGTGTTTCCTGTAACATTACCTGTAACGTTACCCTCAACATTTGCTACTAGTGTTCCTGTAGTAATAGTTAAATTACCAGTACTTGCTCCTGTAGCTGTTGTTGTTCCTACTACAAACTTATCTGCACTTTCGTCCCATGCTATAATTGCGTTATCTCCAGTACTTCCTCTTTCTATAACGATACCACTATCGTTAGCATTTGAGCCAGCACCGTTATTTAATTCTATTAAGTTATCAGCGATAACCATGTTTGTAACAGAATTAGTACTTGTAGTACCGTTTACTGTATAGTCACCTGTAACTATTAAATTTCCACCTATTGTTACGTTGTCAGGTAAGCCAATTTGAATTTGATTATTTGAAACTGTTGTGTTTACTTCGTTTGATGTACCTGCGAAAGTTAGTGTATCACTACCGACTGTAACTGTATCATTTGCTCCACTATCCGCCGCTATTGTGAGTGTAGAACTTGTTGAAGCTGTACTTGCGCCTGTTATTCGTCCTTGAGCATCAACTGTTATTACTGGAATGGCTGAACTTGAACCATATGATGCAGCGGTTACTGCAGTATTGGCTAGTTTAGCTGCCGTTACTTGATCATCAGCTATGTGTGCTGTATCTATTGATCCATCTACATATTGATCTGAATCAATTGAATTAACTGACATATGAGCTAGGTCTATTGATCCATCTACATATTGATCTGAATCAATTGAATTAACTGACATATGAGCTAAGTCTATTGCTCCAGCGGCTATTTCAGCACTATCTACAGCATCATCAGCTAAATGTTCATTATCTATTGAACCAGCGGCATAGTGATCTGAATCTATTAAGTCATTCGGTATATGCGTTGCTGTAATTACATTATCAGGTAGCTTAGCTGCTGTAATAGCATTATTTGCTATATAAGCTGTTGCTACTGCGGTGCCTTGCCATACACCAGTACCTATTGTACCAACAGTTACTAGATTAGCAGCGCTTGTAATTGATGCTTGAGTTCCACCTGTTACTGTAGCGGCTGTACCAGATGTATTACCTGTTACATTACCTACTACTGCTCCTGTCCACCCTGAAGAAGTAATCGTACCTAAAGACAAACCTCCATCAGCAAAAGTAACTGTTCCACCATCAGCGTCAAGTGTTATTCCACCCGCAGAATCCAAAGTAACTGTTGTACCTGCTAATTCTGCTGTACCATCTGCTGTAATTTGAATATTAGCCGCTGCTGCAGCAGCATCTGTTGTTACTATACTAAGTGTTCCGTTGGTTCCTGCTGTAATTACTGCTGTATCACTAGTTGAACCAGTCATAGTTACAACTTTACCATTTATGGCTACATCATCAACTGTTAAAGCTGTTAGTGTTCCAAGACTCGTGATATTAGTTTGAGCAGCAGTTGTTACTGTTGCCGCTGTACCAGATACATTACCTGTAACATTACCTGTTAAAGCAGCAGTAACTGTTCCTAAAGTTAAGTTAGTTGCATTAGGTATGTGAGTTGCTAAAATAACATTATCTGGCAACATAGTTGCTGTTAATACATTATCAGGTATCTTAGCTGCTGTGACTGCATTGTCTGCTATATGTGCAGTTACTATTAAACCATTTGGAATATGAGTAGCTGTTATAACATTATCGGGCAGTTTAGCCGCAGTTATTGCATTATTAGCAATTTTACCAGTAGTTACATTTAAATCTACTATATTAGCTGTAACGACTGCAGCATCAGCTAATTTTGCTGCTGTGACTGCATCAGCGGATAAATGTTCTGTGTCAATTCCACCTGCTGCTAAATGATCTGAGTCTATTAAATCATTAGGTATATGAGTTGCAGTTATAGTATTATCAGGTATCTTAGCTGCTGTTACTGAGTTAGCTGCAATCTCTCCAGTGCCTACTGCGTTTCCAGCAATTTCTGAACTACCTACAGCATTTGCTGCTATGATAGTTGCCGTTACTGAATTATTGGACGGGAAAGTATCCTGTGGTCTTTTACCTATATATGCCATTAATTGCCCCTACGTCTGTTGTAATACAGAGACTATTGTGTCTACTGAACTTGCTGTATCTGATACAACTTTTATTATGTCACTAGCTTCTAATACTAGTTTTTGATCTCCACCTACTGCAACTAAAGTTCCTCCTGCAAAGACTTCTGCATTTTTTACTATATAGTAATGTGCAGTTCCAGAATTGTCATAAACTCTAATACTAACTTTTATAGGGCTAGTAGTTGTTATATTTGCACAAGTAAGCCCTATTACTGTTGAAGTAGTAGAACTCGGTACAGTATATACAGATACTTCAGAAGTACCCGTCGCAGTTGCAGCTGCGTTCTTAAATGTATTTGCCATGTTTTTATCCTAAAGCTATTGCTAATGCTACCGCTTCATCAGTATTTGCTTGTACAGCAGTTGAAGAATCTGTGAAATTCACAATTGAATCATCAGATTTTCTCATGTACAGCTTTCCTGATACAGTATTAAGTGCTATTTCTCCTTCGGCGATATCATCTGTATCGGGAGCATTGCTATTAGTTGTATTTCTTTTTAGTTTAATCGTATTAGTCGCCATAAGTTACTCCTATGAGAATGTTCCGCCATCTATTTGTTGTGCGACCCATGCTCCAGAACCGTTTGAAGTTAATACTTTACCTTCATCACTTGGAGTAGTTAGTCCTGTTCCACCATACCCAACTGCTACTGTTGTTGCTTGCCATGTTCCTGTTCCAAGAGTTCCAACACTGGTAAGGTTAGCAAGTGTATCTATTGCTGCTTCAATAGTTGCTTCTGTTGTTGCATCTAAAGCATCAATATTTTGAAGTGTTAAAGTTCCTGAACTATCAGAGAAGGGAGTTGAATCCCCAACTTTAATACCAGTAGCTGCTGCCTCAATATTAGCTTTCAAAGTACCTTGAGTACCTGTAAAGACACTAGAGGTATCTGTAGCATCTGGAATGAATGCGAACTTACCATCTGAATCATCATAACCCATGAATGCAAGTTTTGCTCCACTAGAGTTATACTTCATTTTTAGACCACGATCTAAGTTGTCATCAGAGCCAGAAGCTCCGATTTCAAAGATTGGGTCTGCTATACTAACTGTAGTTGAATTAACCGTAGTAGTTGTACCACTTACTGTCATATTTCCTGTAACTGTTAGATTATCTCCAATCGTTACTTCAGAAGTACCATGTCCTATTGTAACTGCTATACCACTTGTTTCGGTTGCAATTTTTAATGCCCCTGTACTATTCGTTACATATGAATTTGTACCATCATGGTAAAGGCGCATATCTGTACCCGCCCCTAATTTAACTTCATCGTCATCACCGAATACTGCATGAGTAGCAAATGTTGTTACACCTGTTACTCCAAGAGTACCTGCTATTGTAGCATTACCTGCGATTGCAGTTGTAGAACTAGCAACCGTAGCATGTGGTGTAAGTGTAATCTGTGCTACACCTGAGCCTGAAGCATCATTTTCAATAGTAAGAGTGTTAGCTGCATTACTTACAAATGCCCAATCATCTCCACTATCATCAGATTCATCTGCTGATAATTTCAATGTTGCTGCTTCACCTTCTGTTGCTAATATTTGAAATGTATCTGTAGTAGCTATTACGTCACCAGAACCATGCGGTGCTAGGGTTAAACTACCATTAGTATTTGTAGTAGAAATAGTATTAAGATTAATATTTACATTATCTACATTAAGAGCTGTTAAAGTTCCTACTGAAGTTACATTTGCTAGAGTATCTAGTGCTGATTCAAAATAAGTTTCGAAGTCAGAAAGTGCAACATGTACCATAGTACCGTTGTCATTCACAACTACTCTATCTGCATCTACTAATGTAGTGCTTGTTGCAGATGTACTACCATCTGTTATATTCAGTTCTGCTGTAGTTGAATTAACTCCATCTAGTTTGTTTATTTCTGCAGGTGTAGAAGTAATACTTGTACCACCTACTTGTAAAATTGTTGCATTTACTTGCCCACCAGAGCCATAGACTACTGCTTTACTATTTACAATAGTTCCTGCAGAAGACCCATCTATTAGATTAAGTTCTGCCGCAGTTGAAGATACTAGTGTATCTGAACCTGAAGCTCCTAAATATAAAGCTGGGGTTCTTAGTTGTGTAGTTGAACTACTAGAATCAACAATTAGTGCTGAACTTGCTGTAGTTGTGCCATGAGCATGATCCATTAAATTGGAAAAGTAGTTCCCGCCAATTACTGTTACCGCATTTGAATTAGCAGGATCACCAATAAATAGACGTTGCCCATTATTACCAGCGGTTCCACCGCCTCCTGTAAATGCCAGTTCTCCAGCATTCAACGACGAGGGCGCGGCGTTCCCTGTCGATCTTTTGATTTTAATTACGTTTGTAGCCATTTAAAATGAGCCTCCATCAAGTGACATCATCGTTTCCGTGTCGCCCCCTGCTCCGGCAAGTGTTTGCCATGTTGTTCCACGATAAACTTTAAGTTCATCGTCGTCTGTATCGTACCATAGGTCTCCTTCGTTCAATTGTGAACCTGATGGAGTACCGTCTTGTACGAAAAAGTCTCCTGCAATCTCATCTAACGCTCCTTGCACTGTTGTTGCTGCCATACGACCCGAAGGCGTATAATTTATAGAAGCAGCTAGCTGTGTAGCAATAGTACTCGATATTTCGAGTGTAGTTGATGTTCCACTAACATTATAAGTAGTGCTTGTACCATCTATAGTTAGAGTTGTACTTACAGGTGTAGAGATAGTAAGTGTTGTTGCCATTATGACCTAGTTATTTCCCTGTCGATTGTACAGGTTCCTTTAAGAAGTCTTGAAACTGCGGCGTCACTAGCTGTATAGATTTCTAAATCATACACATACTGTCCAGCGGTTGCTGAAGAGGAAGTTGCTGCTGGTAAAGTCAGTTTGACTATCCCATTAGCAGGTGTAGGAATTGTGCAAGTAAAACTAAATGAAGCAGAAGAAGTTTCCTCCGCCTCTCTCGCTTGTGCTCTTGCCGAATAGCCTGTTAGGTTCTTGACCACATCGTCTTCTTTTACTTCAACATCAATGCTAAAGTCTGAGCCTTGGTCTACCTCAATATTGTAGTGTGCTGCTGCCATATTCTTATTTTTCTCCTTATTCTTAATTATACTAAAAATGGAGGTGAATGTCAAGATAAATTTTTTGACACCTCCTCTTAAATTGAGAGTTATTTTACGTGTATAGTATTGTCGGTTTGACTGATGAAATAAAAGTGTGGCAGATAGCCACGCCTATTATTAAGAGACAGTATAAGTTATAGAACTCCATGTAGAATGGGCTGCTCTATGTGTTTCGTACTGTGCAGGAGTAACAGTTACTTTATTTAAACTAACTATTGGTCCTGCGTATGCGTTTGAATCTCTATTATTTGAAACAGTAGTATAATAGTTACTTGCTGTAGTCATAGCTTCATTGATTTGTGTATTATCAACTGGTTCAAAAAAGCCTGAAGTACAACTTAAATGGGTAAAAGCCCAATAAGCCCCTAACATACCTTGTGCTGTTTCATACTTATTTCCTCTATGACTTGGGTGAATTATACCCATTCTTACTTCTGCAACTTTATTATCGATAACGTAATGTCTTAAACCTACTTCAGTACCATCTGCTTTTTCTAGTATCATGGTAACAGCTACAGTATCTCCATTAGCAACTTTAGCATCAGTAAAACCTTCGCTACAATATATAAAATTAGAAAATTCATCTATTCTTTTACTATAAGACATTTGTCCTAAAGGGAAATCTTTTAAAGATTCTGTTACAAAAGTTACATCACTTTCTACAATAGGTCTTATTTTAAACCCATTACTTGCTGTTATTATTGCCATTTATTTTCCTCCTCCTGTTACTAATTGTGATATTAAAGCTCCTAATGTTATTGTTTCTGAACTTGCACTATGGGTTACTACAACAGTTGCATATTTAACTCCACTTTGTAAAGTTACAGAAGGGCTTCCAAGTGCGAAACCTGTTGACGAACCTTGAAATGCAACACTAGTTAAATAATCAGCATTACTATCAGTTACATTTACATAAGTCCATCTTACAGTACAAGCAGCAGTTGTTGTTCCACCATCATAAGTTACAATTATATCTTGTGTTAGTCCAGTAGGCGAATAACTTGCTCCATCAGCTGTAGTCCAAACAACTGTACTAGATGGATTTGCTGTTAATATATCAGCATAAGTAATTGAACTATTTTTATAACTTGAATCAGAGAAATTATTGAGTCCAGTTCCCCCTCTGACAGAGTCTAGTATACCACCAGAGTAGTATCCGTTTATCGTATTTGCATATCCAGCATAAGTTGCTACATTAGTTGCTGTTGTTCCACCTACTGTTACACTATTTCCAATTGAGCCACCAGTAATAGTTACACTTTCTGCTGTTAAAGCCCCCGCTCTAGTTACCCTAAAGGGAGCACTTCCAAATGTATTATGTCCTAAATGAATACCGTCTGCTGTTGATAAAGAAACCCTAGTTCCATCAGCTCCTGCATATAAAACATTAGAGCCCATAGTAAATCCACCTATCGTACCTGATGTTGATGTTATTTGTCCATTTATAGCTAGAGTAGTACCATCCCAATACAGTTTATCTTTTAAAGACATCTTACCAGTATTATCTACATAGAAAGCTGTATTAGCATTATTTATTGTTCCTGTTCCAATATACATTTTATCAGAAGCAAGTGATAAACCTCCAACTTTACCCCCAGTTTTCTCCTGTGAGTTAGCTGCTGAAGCTGCGGCTGCGGCGGTTGTTTTAAGATCTGCTGTTGTATCATCTGTTGGAACGGTTCCATCTACTAATTGTAAGTTACCTCTTAAAGTCATAGTACTTCCGTCCCAAGTAAGTGCTTTAGTACTTGCGTTTCCTATTGAAAATTTAGGAGTACCGCTATCATTTCCTAGATAAAAACCTGTTCCACTATTATAAGCTGTTTGACCACTTTTTATATGTACCCCACTTCCACCAGTAAGAGATGTACTATTAAGTGTCCAACCCCCTACAGTACCCCCTGTTTTAGTTGCTGAGTTAGCTGCTGTAGCTGCAGCTGATGCGGTTGTTTTACCATCTGCGGTTGATTGAGCTGAATCTGCATCAGTCTGAGCTGCGTCTGCTGCTGTATCATCTGTAAATCCACTATCATTAGTAAATGAAGCAATTGTTATACTAGAAGTATTTATTTTAGAAGCAAGTAATGTACCATCTACAATAACACTTCCATCAAACTGTTCTACTACAAGAGAGCTGAAATCATTATGATCAACATCTGCTTCTGTTGCTGTAGAAGTTCCTGTAAATACTCTCGTACCTGCTTTATTTGCACTATTATCAGTAAGTGTAATTCTGTCATTAGTTCTAATATAGTTATCTGAAGCCGCTGCTATTACAGCTCCTGCAACATCTTCAGCATTAGCTTCATTAAGTGTACCTGTCCAATTAGTAACATTAGCGTCACTTATATTAACATTAGTAATTTCTTCAAAAGTAAATATACTACCACCACGAAGTCCAGAGCCTCCTGCACTTCCTGTGGCTCCTTGTGATCCAGGTTGTGTTCCAAGTACTGTTATAGCATAAGAACCACTAGTATTTATTATTTTTGCGTATAAGAAATCGTTTTCTCTATCAGGGACAAAGGCTAGTTTGTAAATGTACGCATCTGCTCCACCACCATCAAAAGCCTTAAATATTGGTTCAGTAGTTGTAATTGTTCCTGTAGCTGACTGTAAATATTGATTTGCGTCACTACCAGTTCCAGTTAAACTTATAGCAGAACCCCCTGATGAAGCAGAAAGTTTAAAGGTATCATCTGCATGACCTATATCCACTACATAATATAAAGTATTATCTGTTAAACCACCAATTAAAGTGTTCCCATCTCTTTGATAATATAATGCTTGATTAATAATAAATGTATTACCAGGAATCTTTATAGTATTATTTGTAGTATTTACAGCAATATCTGGATTAAAATAAATGGGGTTACTTACAGATTTCACTGTACCATACCAAGCCGCTGTTCCAGTACCTAACTTAATAAAATCTCCTTGAGAAAAATCATTACTAAGTTTTGTTTTTATAGTACCAACACTTATAGTATTTCCATATTTAGTTAAGGATTCACTATTTACAGTTTCTGTAATAGCAACAGTTGCTAAAGCCGCGTTCCCTGCAGTAACTCTCGTTAAACCTGCTGAACCCGTTGCTATTTCTTTCCAATAATTTACTCCACCTGAAAAAGCTGATCCTGCTGCATTTAAAACGGTTGTGTCACTATATTCTTCAACCATCTTCCAATCAGTAGCACTATCGTCCCAAAGAAAGTATCCTGTTTCTCCACTTTGTAGCCCTGCAGTACCAAAGTCATAAGTAGTTGTACCGCTTGTAATAGTAGTAACTTTTCCTGTTGGAGAAGTTACGTTATAGTTAGCAGACCCCAAAGTCACTTGATCTGTATTTTCTAGACTAATAGTAGCGGTTATAGAGCCTCCATGATTAAGACCTGTAGTTGCTGGTATAACTGTTTGTGAAACAGCTTTTTCAGTATTTCTAAATGCTTCTCCGATCTCTACCCATTGCCCTACTTGATCAAGTGTTGATACAACTCTTACAGCAAATCTATATTCTCCTGTTTGTATAGGCCCAATAGTATAACTAGTAGTATCAGATGTTACTTTTATAACTTGAGAATTTCCACCAGTAGCTGTAGCATTATGTAATACGTCATATCCTTTTAAATATGTGTAGGTATTATTATCTGCCACATTTGTAGGGGCTGACCAAGTTAAAACAGCGTTATATAAATTAACTGATTGTTCGGGAGCACTTCCAGTACTCCCAGAAGTCCAAGGCTCAAATTTAACACTTACATTTCCAACATAAGGAACTCTATGATCTTTTTGAGGTAAAGGTTCATGTTCTCTTTGATAAACTTCATAGCCTCTTTCTATTGAATCATATTTTGTTGAATCATAAAATTGACCAGTTATGTCAAAATTTGCTTTTTCATCTTCTTTAATAGAAACAATTCTAAATGGTCTAACACTTTTTGCGGTGTTACTTGCATATGTATTAGTAAGGGCCCACATAACCTCAGCATCTGGAGTACCTCCTGCAAAAGCAGCAGTAGTTAAAGAACTAGTATTTACATCACCACCAGAATTGTCAGGGGCAGAGACTGTTTGAGTTTCTATTCTACTATAGGGAGTCCAATACGTTTGTAATGCAGTACCTGCCCAGTTTAATACTTGAGCAGCTTTTTCTTCAGAATCAATAGCTACTGCAGTATTAGTATTAGAAGGTATTTTAGCAGTTGTAATTAAATCTCCTCGATTAAAAGCTGTAGTACTTGCATCAACTAAATATTGGGGGCCGTCTGCGTTTAAATAAGCTCCACCTTTTGGATAAATTAAATGCAAGTCATAAGTATTTGCTTCCTCTAAAGTAATTGTTCTGTCTAAAGGTATTACAGTAGCACTTCTAGTACCTGTATTAGATACCCTTCCACTAGCTGAAACTCCTGAATCATTTGAGTCTTGAACGTATACTAAGTCTCCTGGTTTTAAAAATGCAGCATTAATACCTGTTTTAAAACTTACTAATTCATGTTCCAGTTTTTCTGTAAGTAGTGTCCATCTTGCAAGCCTGTTTGCCTGTCCTTGAGACGTACATCCCATAGCTATAATACTTTTAGGTATAACTCTACCTGTATCGATTATATTATCTACATCATCAACAGCTTCTACATATTGCTTATAAAATCTTTTTGGGTCGTTCCATGTTACATTACATTGATTAGTTCTCATACGAAGAGAGGAACTTTGATACTGGAAACTACCATCAACAACATTAGATTTTGTAAAAGTATATATAGGCTCTTTTGGTCTCTCCTGTACTACTACTGCTTGACTATTCATCCAATGTAATATACTTCTAAATATACTAGCCATATCGGAAAGAACTTTATAAGCATCTTGCCGTTCTTTTAAGTATAAGTTACATGTAAATCTAGGTTCTGAACCTCCTTCCCCATCAGGAACTAACTCATCACAGTATCTTGCTATAGCATATAATTGATATTTATCAATATTTTCTGCTTGCAAGAAGTCTCCTAATCCATACCTATTATTTACCATTATATCATAATAACACCATGCAGGATTATTAGTATATACTTTTTGATAATTAACATGTTGAGGATTACTACGCCATATAGAATTAGCTATATCTCCTCTAAAATTTCCGTCCCATGTTTGATACGTACTTGCAGTTGCTCCTGAACTTATATTTCTAGTATAAGCAGCTATTCCATCAGTTGCTTCATCTCTAGTTACATAATTAGTAGGAACTTGAATTTTCATTCCTTTAATTTCATATGCCCTTGCTGGAACTGCACTAAATTCTGAAGATTTAAAAGATACTCCTGCATACGCAGAATGTGCATAGTTTTGCCTATCATGAACATTAGCATATATTGCGTTAAGTCTTGACTGATGTTGACTTTGATATTTAGTATGTTCTAAAACTTCATTCCCAGTAACTCTTTTAATTCTTATTCTAAAGTTTGAAAAAGGTTTATACTTTTCTACATCAATAGGGAATTCATATAAGTATTTATTTTTTGTTTTTGCTAATACTACACCATTGTTAAACTTTCCATTATAAGCTGCATCAGTAGAAAATGCATAGTCTATTTTTTCTGCTAAAGTATCTTCACCACTATAATCTCTTGATTTTATTTCTTCATCAGTTACTCCATAAATAGGGACTGCTTTATTTTTCCATTTACCACCTTGATAATACTCAAACCAAATTTGAAATTCAACTCTTGTAGAATACTCATTTGCTGACTCTTTACTTATTTTTATTAAACTAGGGAACTCAAACACTACTCTTACTTCATCAATCTCACCAGGATCTACGATATCCATATCTGCAAGTGCTGTTTTTATTATAATATCTTGTCCTGTTATACTTAGATTAGAATTAGTGGTTTGTTTAATAGCCTCACCAAAAGCTTTGGCATAAGTAGTGCCTATTTGTCCTGCAAAGCTTCTAGGGGCATCTTGATGTTGACGACCTGTTCTAAAGAAAGTACTTACATGCTCAAAGTTAAAACCCTCATCAGTTAGTTTAGTTCCAGTATTAAATTTTGGAGGGCTTACTATCATCTTATGATTAGTTACAGCAGTAACCGCTGGATCCGTCATTACAAAAGTATCATCGTCTGTTATAGATTGAATAGTACTTAAGTGGTCTTTTATAATAGTTGCATGCGTAACAGAAGTCTCAGGCGCAGGAGATAGTATAGCCTCAGTAGCGGATTTATAATACACCACCCTTCCAAAATAGTTTTGTCCATCTGGGCCTGCTCCGTCTATTCTAACATAGACAGATCCCATTCCTCTACCAGAGTTATCAGCATCAGTACTAGCAAAAAAGTTAGTACTTGTACTTACTAGTCCTCTTCTTTTTATTGTAGTTGCTCCAGTACTAGACCCGTTTCCAGTTAAATGAGTTCCTGCTCCTATAATATAGGCTGATCTCGCTCCATCAGAAAGATCAATTTCTGTTAAGTTAAAATCAGAGCTCGTATTTACAGTTGCACTACCAGCTGTTGTAGTACCAAAACCTTTTCTTGTTTTTACCATTTTATATGCTTCACTACCAGGGTCTATAATTGGAGTACCATTAAAATATATAGAAGCATAACTATCACATAAACCTTCTATTGGCCCTTCAGATATTAAATCATAAACTACACCAACTTGATTCTCTCCCCCTCGCATTCCTACTAATCCTGACGCTGCAGGATCATCCATGACTCCTGCTGCTATAGCTGCTGCTACTATTTCTGCTGCATTAGACATTATTCTGAATCCTCCTGATGATGAAGATCATAGTCTAGGATCCAATCAATTAAAGAGTCATTTGCCATGTATGCTAGAGCTAATCCTGTCATGACTGCTCCACTAGTTATAGTACTACCTATTCCACCGGAAGGTTTAAAATTAACACTTATAGGCTTCCCACCTATAAGTAATTTTCCATAAGCTATAGGTACAGGAGTTCCTTGTATTAAAGTATTTTCTGGTCCATTAAATAACCCCTTTTCTTCGTCTTTATTATGTTTTGGAGCTTTCATAGTTAATTCTGTTATTCCTGCCATCATTAAATTAACACCAATAGATGCTAACATTGTCATTCCCGTAGACATGCTGGCACCTTCGGCTGTTATTGCTGCCCAACCACCAGATGCTATAACTGCTATTGCAAATAAAATTGCTCCTAAAATGATTCTACCCCAACCTTTCTTTGAGCCTGAGGGCATTAAGGCTATATGCATATCTCCGTTTATATTATCTAATGCAAGTTCTAAAGGGTCTTCTATTCTTTTATTGTCTACAGTCATAGCCAGTTCTAAACCTGCCTCTGCAGCTTCTATTAGATATTTTTTAAAACCTATAGTTTGACAATCAATAAGTTTTATAGCATCAGCTATCTTTGGAGCACTCATATTCCAATGATTTCCAAATTTAGCTAATTCACCGTGTAAATAAACGTCTCTCTGCATCGCTTGTTGTCCTATCGCCTGGGTTTAATTTAACCACTTCTTTATTGGGTATACTTATTATATAATAAGGTAAATTCAAAAAATTACATGTTCTTATATCATGGTCACTTGGATCAGGTCTATAGTCAGGGTGACTATGTACTACTGATTCTATAGTATCTGACGCTAATATTGCTTTCATATAATCTTTTGAATTTAACTCAAATTCTTCTTCTGGGTCTTCTGACTGATTTCTACAAGGAAACCATTTAGTTTTTCCATTTACTTTACCAATTACTCCACAGCCCTCTTTTGGATACTCTGCTTCTAAATACTCTAATATTTCTGATAAGTGTGTTTCTAACATTATTTTCCGCCCATTCTTCGTGCTGTTGGGAACCCGCCATGAGGAAGACCTATACCAGAGTCTAAAGTTCTTAAAATTGCTTTACCTTTACTATTTACTGCTCCACCTGCTGAACCATTAACTGTTGCTGATCCTGGAGTACCATTATCATCAGTTATTGTTTCATTATCTATAAAAGTTCCTATTATGTTAGTTAAAGTTAGAGTACCTGTAGAACCAGATTGGTCTGATGGAGCTGCAGATATAGTTGCTGTTGCTTTACTAGTTCCACCTGTTAATTGTGTATAAGCTGTAAAATTAGCACTTTGAGCATCATAACTTAAAGTTACTATAGGATTATATCCATATCTCATTTTACAAGAAGTTATTTTTTTACCACATACATCTCCTCTTGTCCAATAACTATTAAATCCAGGATCTACTCTATTTGTAGTACCTGTCTGACTTTCTTTTCGAGCCTGCCAAAGACGAGTAACTACTGTTGGATTAGTTGCTGTAGCATTACTTGCAATCGTTACTGTTACTGTTTCTCCTGCTACATACCCATGTCCTGATTCATCAATAACTATTCCTGTAACTGCTCCATTTTCTACTAGAGCTGTTCCTGTGGCTTGAACTCCGTTTGTAGTTCCGATTGCTGGAGCACTTATTGTTACAGCAGGAACACTGCTATACCCACTACCATTATTTGATATTGATATATTTTCTATTTGACCGTCTAGTATATAAGAGTTGTATTTACTTTCTATATATACATTAACAGCATTAGCTTTAGTATAGTTGGCAAAAGTTCTTAATCTTCTCCAAGCTGTACTATTATCTGCAGGATTAGTAGTTGCCGCTGTTGCTGCCTGCCACCTATTACCATCTGAAATTACAGCTGCAGCTGCCTGTCCACCGCCCCAATTAATTTTTGTTATAGCACTAGTATCTGTTTGATAGTACGTATCTATAACTCTTGTTCCTGAACCAGGATCATCAGTGAAAGATAGAGTCGAAGGCACAACATATTCATCATCTGCATTAACAAAAGTTCTATGTTCTACTCCTTCAATGTATATTTTACTTTCTGTATTCCAAGTACAACCACCTCTCTTGTCCCAATTATTTAAATCATCTGCTGCTCCTTGATACTGCCACGGACACATATTTCCAATAATTGTTCTTCGAGGTAAAGTAACTCCTGATAGATCAAAAGGTGATACTAGTGTAAAAGTTACCTCTATAGGGGTTTCTGCATCTATTCTATCTAAATAGTACATATCTGCTGGAAATTCAGTTGGGGCTCCCGAAGAGGTGTCTACATTATATAAATATTTTTTTAAGGTTCTTCTTCTATAAAATTTGAATCCTAATATATCTTCATATTTTGCATCTCCTAATACTCCTGCTAAACTTGTATTATCACTTGTTCTTAAAACATTAGCAATTTTAAGTTTAGGTTGGGGAAGGGGTCCTCCTGCTTTAAAGTCTAATCCTGTTAAAGAGGCGGGTATTACATGGTACTCTCGTATATCATAAGGAGATTCTTGATCTCTTAATTTGATCTTTGTACTAGTAGTATCATCATAATATGTTCCTGAAAAATAGATATATTGGTCAGGGTCTTGATTTACTTGTAATTCGTATACTTCTACTATTTCTGAAGAAATAGCAAGGGATTGTACGTCTTTTATTATAGCATCAGTTACATCTGTCATGGCTCATAAACTCTATTTAAAGTTACTGATAAACTATAAAAGTCTCCATGATCAAAAGTTTGTGTCCATTCTATTGCAGTTGCTTTTATAGCAGTTTCACTTCCACCTGCATTACTATCTGCATAAGTAAATCTACAAGGATCTACTCCATTTAATCCTACAAAAAAAGCTACTAAATCATCAATTTCTGCTTTAGCTCTGGTTTTAAAATTTAGTGTAAACATTTGGTCTAAAGCATTTATACCGTTTGCTAATCGTTGTTCATATCCATCACCAAATTTAGTTTGATAAATTTTAGCTTTATCTTTCTTTTGAAAGCCCTTATCGGGCATTACAGCTGCGCTAAAGCCTGTTATATTACTTCCACCTGATTGTGTTAATCCTGTTGCCATTATCCGCCTCCTGGTCTATATAGTATTCCGCCTGGTCTTTGTTCATCTTGTAATCTTTCTTCTATTGCATTAGCAATTACATTTCCTAACAGTGCTCCTCTACTTTCTCCTGTAACCTCTGAACTTGCTCCACCTTCTGCTACATTTACTGTAACACTTGTATTATTTGTATTTCCTACTCCACCTTTCATTGTAACAGGAATACTTCTATCATTTCCTAAAGGAACTACCGCCTCTGTACCATGTAGTTTCGCTAGATATCCTGGACCTGAATTACCTGTTGATATTCCTCCGCCTTGAAATGATCTATAGCCTGGGGGACTAAATACGCCTCCTGATCTACCTGTTGCGAAAAAACCTCCAAAGGCATTTTTAAGTAACTTTTCAGTCATCATTTGAGCTAGTACTTTTGCCATACTAGCAAGTATGCCTTTAGCCATATCAGCAAACGCTTCTTTTAGCGATTTAGTTCCATTTATAAGACCTTCTATGCCTTTTGAGATACCATCTACAAAACTTTCTTTAAATGACTGTCTTAATTTACCCATATCAGTTATTAACACTTTTTCTGTCTCCCAGCCAACTCTTTTTGCCTCAATTAACGTATTAATTCTCTTTATTTTATCTCTATCTATTTTTATGGATAATGCTTCCTCCTCAGTCATTGCCACACCACCCTCCTTCAAACGTGTAGCAACATCCATTTCTAGTTTAGCTACTGCATCTAGATGTATTTGTCTATTAGCTGTTTCAGTTCTTTTAAATTCTAAATAAGCTATTTCTATATTTAGTAGATTCATTTTTTCTGCAGCTAAGCTCCTGAATAAAGCTGCTCCACCTGATGCCTCTGCTACTGCTAATTCTGCATGTGCTAAACTTGTTTTTGCATTTCTTAATTTTTCAACTGCCTCTAATTGTTCTAGATACCGTGCAGTTGCATAGGCTTGTGCATCTGCTAATTTTGTAATTTTACCTACTGCTGCCTCACCATAAAATTCTCTAAATTTCTCTAAATCAACTGTTTCATCAAATTGACCTGTTAGTTCCAGCATAGACTTGGCCAAGGTTTTTACTTCCTGTCCATATTTACCTAACTCTTGTGTTTTTGTTATGTATTCTGCTATTCTTTTATTTCTGCCTTCTTCTGCAGATTTCATGTCTTTTAATGCTTGAACATGACTTCCGTATTGATTTGTTAACTTTACTATTCCATCTTTAGCCTCTTTCCATTTTCCCGCCTCTATAGCTTCAGCCACTTTAGTATATCCTTCATCTGTTTTTCCTAGATGTTTGTAATGGGCTATTAGTGCTGGTGTACTAACGTTTAAAGAGTCTGTCATGCTCTTAAATTCATCCTCTGCAATTATTTGAGTCCTTTCTTCTCCTCTCAGTTTCGGGTCGAGGGTAATGTGCTCCTTTATCTCCTCTTTTGCCCTCCTCGCAGCGAAGCGCTGCAATAAACCTTCTTCCTCTATCAAGTATTTCTCTCTTAACCTTAATTTGTTCTCATACTCTAAATCTTTATCTGCCTCTATGGCCAAACCTGATTTTATTTGTTCCCTTTCAGTAGCACTATATTTAGATACATCAGGAGCTCCTTCTCTACCTGCTGTTGTTCCATATTCTACTCTCTTTTTTTCTAATGCCCACATATTAGCAAAATCTTGTAAACCACCGGTACTTGCTAACATTTGAGTTTCAGCAGCTCTCTTGCTAAAGCCCTCTGTTCCTTCCAGTCCTTCCCAGTTTACTTGCTGTTGTACTACTTCAGCAGTTCTATCTATGAAATTTTTTGCAGCAAGTTCAGCTTGGCCAGCAAATGCCACCTGTCGTCTCTTTGCTTCCAACTTCTCTTCCAGCCTTTGTCCATGTTCTATTACTATCACACCTCCTGCTGATATCCTTTCACCTGCCCATTTCATAAATCTACCAATGATAGAATCAGGAGCAAAATGCCTAGCAAGATTTTTAATCCACTCTCCTACTTTTTGTATCATGCCTCCGATACTCTTTAAAATTTTGTCCCAACTATTTGCCATATCTGCAAATATATCTTTAGCCATTACTATCATACCGATCCACCCAATGATACCTAAAGCTTTATTTAATGCAGCTCCTAATCCAGCCGCTACAACTCTCATAGAAGCAGCAGTTGCTTTCCATGCAGCTCTTATAGTTCTAAAAGCTAATACTGCTGTAGTTGCTAAAGCTTTATATCCTACTTTTACGGCTGCAAAGAACTTTATGTGTGAAGCTTCCATCATAACTAAAGAAGCTTGCATACTTTTTACATTCTTTATATTCATTCCTGCTAGATTACCACTAACTATTGCTCCATGTTGTTTCCATTGGGCTTCTGCATGCTTTAATGATTTTTTAAGTCCAGCTAATTGTCCTTTAGTTAAACCTCCACCTTTTCGTAAAGATTCTAATCCTGCTCCTTTTGCTCCTTTCATACCACCTTTAGCCATAGCTTGAGCACCTGATAATCCTTTTTTTGAAGTACCTGTCATTATTCTTTTTGCATTACCAAATTCCGATCCAATACCTTTCATTGATCCCCATGCCGCTTTTCCTTGTCCTTTTGCAGCTGACCATGCTGCTTTAGCTTTTATCATCATTTGATCTAAAGGTGGAATAACATTTTTAAGTATAGAAGCTGCAAAAATACCTAAAGCTGCTACTGCTGCTGTAGTACTATTTACTAATACACTTCCGAAGAATTCTGCTATTGGAGCAATTCCTGTTAAAAAAGTATCTGTTAAATCAGTCATTTTTGCCCCTAATTGTCCCATTACACTAACAGGTATTGAGTCACCTACTGCAGCATACTTATCGGCTACTTGGTCTATAACTTCATTAAATACAGCTTGTTGTCTTTCATAAGCTGTTAAATCTTGTGCTGTTTTACCAATAGTTGCAGCATAAACCTTTGTTGCTTTTTCTAGTCTAAGTATAATACCTAATTCATCTAAAAGTTCGGGTTCAGCTTTTGTTATACCTTTTAATAATCTTTGATATGAGTCAGCAAAATCTCTACCAAGTGCTATAGAGGCCATTTTTGCTGCTTTACCAATCTGAGTTACTTGATCTGCAGAGAATCCTGCTGATATAGCAATTGAAGCTGATTCTGCTGCTTCTTTAAAGTCTAGTTGATAGCCTGTAGCTGCCTGAAGGTCTTTTGCTATAGATTTAAGTGCAATACCTGTTGTTGCTGCATAAGCTTCCATACCTGCTCGTTGTACACGAAGGTCAGAAGCACGTTTAAGTGCCCTAAATGCTGCATCTATAGCAAATAATGAAGCCGCTAAAGTAGCGTAGGCAGGAACAAGTCCTCCAGATATCCCTTGAGACATCTTAGAGAAATTTTTAGTAGCACTAGAGGACATTGCGGCAGCTCCTCTAGTTCGTCTATCCATAGAGTGAGCACCTTTAGCTCCCTTTTCTAAGTTTTTACCTGCATCTTTAGCATTTCTTCCAAGCTTTTTCAGGTCGCCTTTATCATCAATATCGACATCTATGTTGACTTTATTTTTAGCCATGTACTTCTATACCTTTACTTTGCCCTGTTGGGGCCTTAGACTGTAAGTCTCTTCGTTTTCTATTTTTTTCTATATCTTCGTTCATTTTTCTAGTTGTAAAACTATCTATCATTCTTAAAAAAAGAATAACATATTGAGGTTCTTCAATTTTTATTGCTTTTAATAAAGCTCCTAAAGCACTCCAATCTTTTCCTAGGTAGTTTCCTCCTGCTCCGTCCCAACTATCTGGTAAAAGGGTATGAATTTCTTGAGCGTAGGCTACTTCTAGGGGAAATATAGTTCCTTCAATTAGTTTTACAGTATCAGGATTGGGGTCTTTACCCATATTTTCCATAATTTTATAGTATTCATCTATATTTTTATATGGAAGTCCATTTATCTGTTTCTCAAGTAGATGTAGTATATAATCTACTTGTCGTTGGTAAAATTTTCAAGATCACCTACTACTTCTGTTACCCAAGTATCAAAATCGGCAGAATTTTTCATAAGTAATTCTGCATTTTCTATAGTAAATCGTAACTCATCTTGAAGGTCTATACTACTAGTATCAATTAAAAGTAATTTAGATACATATTCGTATTTTAAACCTTTCCAACCTTTTATCACAGCTTTTACATACTCAGTAAGAAATAAATCATCGTCCATTGTTTCTTCAAATGCACGAGTTTTTTTATTAAATTTCTGTTTTAAAGTTCTATTTCTAAGTTTTAATAACTCTTCTCTAGCGAGATATGTTAATTTAACTTCAAATCCTTCGAATTCAGGATAGTCTACAGAAACTGTCTTACTGGGTGTAAGTAGTGTAGCTAGCGATACAGGTTGTGTTGTCTGTGTTGCTGGGTTTGGTTCGTTCATGCTGGTTGTTTCCTATTGTTTGTTTGTTAAAAAATGCTAGGGCGGCGTACCGCCCTAACAACCTAGTTATGCGTTAAGCAACATCTTTTCCAAAAAATGTGAAAAGATCTATTTCGTCTGTTGAATCGAAATCGCTTGGTAACGCGTGGAAATTAGTTTCCATTGAAATTACTTCTTCAATTGAATGAGAAGGTACTTCTAAATGACATTGTGGCATTCGTATTTTTACATACGGTATTGTACTTGCTCCAATATCAAAAGTCAAACTAAATGAGTTTTGAATATCAGTAGTTGCTTCTACTAAATCTTCAAAGAGTTCTGCACTTGAAGTAGCACTTTGGTTATCTAGATAGCAAGTGAAGTTTCCTCCAATTGATTTGCTACCTGTAACATGTCCTAATGGTTGATTAACAACCCCTAGAGTTTCTGGAGTCAGATAAGTAAGGTTATTACTCATAGTAATATTACCACCTGTTAAGGTAGTAACATAAGTTACATCAGTACCACCCCCAGCTCCTCCACCAGAATCTCCGGTCATTTCTAAATCAGATACTCTGTTTCTTATGAAACCAGAAGTATTAGTTACACCTTCATAAATGCTTGTACTTGTTGCATTAAGACCCGCGTGCTCTGTAATTAATTTTCCGTTTCCAGACCAATTTACAGTAGCAATTCCATCAAGATCAAAATCAAATGATGCTTCTCCAACAGAACAATCAGAGATTTTATAAACCATCTGAAGTGCTGAAGTGACTCCTGTCGTATAATTATACGCAGTTGCAGATTGAGATGCTCCTAGTACAAAGTAAAGGTCAAATACACCTACTGTAGCTTTATTAGCTCCAGTTTGTACTATGTCTAAGTCAGTTGCATCTGAAACTAGCCCTGCATTGACAGTTTGTCCAAAGAACATAGCCCACATAGCTTCTGAAACTTCTCTGTGGTCTCCATCTGTTGCATCGCCTATTCCTGAAGTACCTTGAGTACCTCCTGCAGAAGTGTAGGGCATCATATAAGTGGAGAAACTCCACTCAACTGGTGCATATGAGTCGTTAAACATTGCACGACCTCTTCTACTTACGCCTGTGGCACTCTGTGCCTCATTTAACATAATTTCACTAGTATTTGTTGCTTGAGAAAACGAAAAACCGTCTAAGACGGGTAAGTCATAATACATATTTAAAGTACCGGCTGCTGCCATTGGTACATGTGCAAATACTTTCGTATCTCTGCTAAAATATAGTTTTGTTGCCATTATAGTCTCCTATTTGGCTTGAAAAGGGGAATATTTACGCTTTTGCTTCAACATCCCGTTTTCTAATATCGCACCTCTATTATCATTTCACCAATACCGAGAGGTGCTAACACTCCTTCATCAGTATCAATACTGATGATGGTTTGCTGTGCGGTATTCGCGCTTCCGTATGAATCTGAATAAGCAATACTTAAATTGTTATCCAGTACGTATTCTATATCTTCGAGTAGTAAACAAAGTGCCTCAACTGGGTCCTCTTGGTTTACATATGCTCGAATTGTAATTACTAAAAATCTCCACCTATTATTACTTCCGTAATATTCTCTTGTTTCTGTTCCCGCAGATAGATGTACTGCAGGGTAAGTGCTAATTTCGTCCCAAAACTTCATTGTTGGGAACACTTGATCAGCAATATCAGTTCTATAATCTCCTGTGCCGTCAATATTCTTAAATTTGACAACTAAAGCGTCTAAAATTTGTGATCTTCTTGTTGATGTGCTTCTTGCCATTATACTCTCTTAGTTCTAATTAAACCAAATTTTGTGCCCATTATAGATTGAGCTATTTCTCTTATAGTTCCACCTATTAGTGCTTGTGGATCTCTTGTTGCACTTGCTAAAGGACTTCCTGAGCCTGGTTCAAATACTTCATAAGGATTTCTTTGATAAGTATATTGAATTGTTGTCATATTACCTATTGGAAGTATATTTTGTATTCTTGCACTTGTACCCAATCGACCTGTTCTCCATTCTAAACCTTTAGGATAAGCTCCTGTCATTTCTTTTCTTAATTCAATTGGAAGTGCCTTTTGTAATAAACTCATTAAAGCTATTGGACTATTAGCTCCTCTTCCAAATGCCTGTTTATTTGCTTTATAACGCATGTCAGGTCTACCTGATTTGGTTACAGGAGTTTTACCCCATGATTTATTGGGTCGTTTTCTCGTAGTTACTCGTGCTTTAGCTTTTGTACTCTTTTTTGCTGTTCCTTTTCCTTGTTTAGGTTTTTTTAATTTTGTTTTCTTCTTTATTTTAACATGCTTTCCTCTAGTAAGAGTTCTCATTACTTGTTCTGTAGTAGCAGATTCCCATACTTCTTTTCTACTTGGACTCCCGCTTAATCTCCACCATTCATCAGAAAATTCTCTTGAATTACCTAATTTGGTTCTAAGTCTCTCTGCTTCTTTTGCTAAAATTTTATTTAACTCTGCTTTGAATTTTGGTTTATCAAATCCTGCGTTTTCAGCAGCTTGAAATGACCTATCGTCAAATTCTACTTCTAGATGTGTTAATCCTTGAACTTTAATCTGTGTACCATCTCCTAAGGTTACAGGTTTATTAACACTAGATATTCTTGATCTCAAAGCAGGTGTCAAAAAATTTGCAAGTCGTTTCTCCATAAAAGTATAGAAGTCTGCTTTACTTTGAAGAAAGTCTCCTTTACCTGGTAAGGCAAAGTCTGCCTCATCCTGTGCATCTCTCCCCTTTTGAGCTGTTTGCTCTTTTAAACTAACGGCTCCTTGTTGACCTCTTGTACTGCCAGGTTTATGAGATAAACTAAATTCTTGTCTCCAGCTATCTTTACCTGCAGTTATTCCTGATACTCTATTAGTTTGGAGTGTGTCTACATTTAATCTTTTGGAAGAAGAACTTTCATAACTTTTATTAGAACCTGCTGGTCCAAAATGTTTCCTTAAGACTAAGAAAAATACTTCTTTTAATTCAGTTATAACATAGTTTTCAACATCTCTAAAAGTCTTTAATTTTTTTCCACCTGCAGTCATTGCTAAGCCTTTACCTGATCCTGTCCAAAGTACAATGTATAATCCAGTAGTTAAGCTACCGCTTACATTAGCTGGATAAGAGGGTACAATTTTTTTACATTCCTTTACTATAAAACTATCATACTTCTTGACTGCATTAATGATCTGCTTTTCAGTAGGTATCGTACCTCTAACCTTTACCATAGGACTTGTTAAAGTCCTATGCATAGACTGAGCTATTCCTTTTCTTGTTAGTTTTAAAGTTATTAAAGAGGCATTTTGTAATTGATCTACAATAGCATTACCTAACATAATAGTTATGTCACCCCCCCAGTCTTTTAATGCTTTTAATGACATTATATTATATCTATAATTTTATAAAGGTCTAGTACTCTTTTGATGTGATCTGGAAATCCTATATCATTTCTGATTGAAGTACTACCTT